CAGCTCGGCGGGTCCGCATCGTCGGTGATCACGATGGAGTCCGCCAGGTTGAGCAGTCTGATGGAGCGGAACACTCCGGTTGCGTCGGTTTCGTTGATGGCCAGGACCCGGGGCTGGTTCCCGGTGCCGCTGATCGCCAGCCTGCCCACGCCCGGGTCCGCGCTGGTGGTGGTACCTGCCCAGTCGTAGCGGGTTGATCCGGTGACCCCGGGTCCCGCCGGCCCGGGGTCGCCTTGGTCCCCCTTCGGGCCCTGCGGGCCGGGCGGGCCCTGCGGGCCGGGGGGTCCGGTGCCGCCGCTGCTTCCGGGCCGGCCCGGGGTCACTTGGAACACATATCCGCTCATGGGGCGCCCACCAGACGCGTGTACGTGATCGCCTCGGTCCAGATCAGGGCCGGGGGAATGTCGATCCATCTAGGCTCGACCGGGGGCAGCGCGGACCATGTGATGCCGGCATAGGAGTACAGCGGGTCCGATACGTACAGGGTCAGGCTGTCGTTCGCCCCATCAAGGACGTGGGTCCAGCCTTCCACGATCAGGACGGGCGACGGCTCGGGCGACGGCTCGGGGACACTCGTCAGATGCAGCTTGTGGCCGCAGCGCAACGCCAGGAACGGGAACGGGTCCGCCGTCTCCAGCAGCAGAATCTCCAGGGATGCCATGTTCCACCGGGGGTGGGCATGCACGTCGAGTACCATGCCGGCGCGTTCCCTCGCGGATTCCTCATCGGCGATGTTGCCACCCAGGTAGGTGTGCCTGCGTCCATATCGGGTGATGCTGTCCGGGTTCGATGCGGTGACCACCGAACGGGTCCCGTCGCCGACTTCCTGGGGCCCGTACTCGATGGAGACGTGGTTGATGATGTTGGCTGATGAGGTTTCCCAGGTCGGCTCCCATACCACCCAGCAGGCGTCCACCGGGACTGGCAGAGGTGCGGCAGGGGACACGACCACCAGATCGGACCACAGATCAGTCTGCGCGTCCCATGTCGCCGTGGGTGGTTCGTCGATCCACCGGAACCATTGCCACGTCTGGGCGCGTGCCGCGTAATGCTGGAACATGATCTCACCGGTGGGCGTGTCGAACACTGCCGCGCCCGTGTCCTGCGCCAAGGACCCGATCAGGTCCATGGCCGGATGGAAGTCCACATCCTGCGGGTTGACCCGGATGCTGGAATCACCCTGCACAAGGAACGGCACCGCCGCTGCCATCAGGATGTGGGTGGCGCGTGCGGCCACCGACTCCTGGGGCCACGGGCTGGAACCCACGTTGCGGGTGCCCAGATCGGCCACGGCGCCGATCGCGGTCACGTTCACCAACACTTCCCGACCCGTGCGGTGGTCGATGTGGGACAGGCCCAGGTCCGTGACCGTGCCGGTGAACCGTGTCACCGTGTCACCGTCGACCCTGATACGGTCCCCCGGGGTCAGATCAACCATGGCCGGGCTGACCAGCGCCAGGGTGCAGGTGGATGCTGTGGGCCCATCCCCCACCCCGCCGCGCCCGTGGGTGATGGTGGCGACCATGTCCACGATGCACGGGTCGAGCTCCTGCCACAGGCCGGCGCGTTCCACGTACACCGCGTCCAGTCCGGGCATCAGGGCACCGCCAGCCGGGATGATCCGTGCCGCGCCTCGCCCCGCACCAGCAGTCTGGACACCGCCCGGTACACCTGTTCCTCAGTGACATGCACCGGAGGCGCGTAGTAGATCACCGATGCGGCGCCACCACCGCCCCCCGCCTGCCTGCTGCTGCGCGAGCGGCGCCCCCCGGCCTGCGCCCAGTAGTAGTCCGCATTGGGGTAGCTCTTCAACTCTGGTTGATTGAAATGCTTGAACGGGTTTCCCTTGTCAAGGATGCGTTGCATCCAATCGTTGACATCCCTCAGGGCCCCGGTCACCTTACCCAGGGGGCCCAGCACTTCACCGATCTTCTTCCCCAGGTCAGCAACGGCTTTCCACATGTCTACGAACGAATCCACCATGTCGGACACGGCGTTCTGATTCGCAGGGTCAGTGAACCACTCCCCCAGCTCCTGAATATACGGTAGGAGTTCGTCGCCGACCTTCTCCGCGATCTGGCCGAAGACCACCCGAATCTCTTCCCATGGCTTCTTCTTAGCTGCCGCTTCTGCGGACCCGGAGTACGCCCCGGACAGGCCATCCAACGCCTCTTCAAGCGACAGGGCACCGTCCCGGTTCTTGTCCAACTGCTCCTTGTTGGACCTCAGAAATGGGAAGAGCTTCTGCAATGCGGCAGTATTGCCGCCCGCCGCCTTTGCCATCGCATCGGTCACGGAGGTCAAGGACTTGCCTGACGCCGTGGAAGCGTCAATGGCGATTTGCGTCATCCGCTGGGCGGTGGTCAGGTCCCCCGACGCCAAGGCCAGCTTGGAAATGGCCTCACGCAGCTCTGAGTCCGATACGAGGGTGGCCCGTTCCATCGAGTCGATCCACTCGGCATTCTTCGAGATCATGTCATCCGTGATGCCCGGGATGGATGACAGGGTGTTGGCCAGGGTTTCCGCTTCCGCGGCATCCTCCGCGGCCATCTTCGCGAACTCGACTCCGGTGCTCAGGACACCGGCCATGGCCCCACCGACGGCGGTGACCGCCCCGGCGACCTTCCCGAAGGAGGAACGCACCGGGACGGTGGCACTGTCGATGCGGCCCAGGGCGCCGGTCAGGTTGTCCACATCGCGGATCGCATCCGCGGTGCGTGCCGCAAAGTTGATGACTACGCCACCGATGGCCACCGGGTCACCCCTTCCCGTCCCAATAGAGGGCCTTCAAGTTCATGCCAATGAACCCGTGGCGGCGCATCACGGCGGCGAACATCTGCAAGTAGACCTCGGTTGCCTGATCCCAGATCGGCCCGCCGTCGCGCAGGGCCCGACCCAACGCCCCGCCGGATTCGTCCCGCCCGATCCGGTAGTAGTTCTCCTGGGCGTCGGTGTCCCGCCGGCCACCCTTCGGCCCGTACACCACACCATGGGCCAGTGACCCGCGGCGTAGTTTGGCGTCTGCGGCGGACTGCCCGCGGCGCTTCCACCGGGGCCCGCCCCATGGATTCGTCTTCCCGACCACGATGACCGGGACCCGGTCAGAGTGGGCGCGAACTGTGCGGGCCACCGCCTCCGATTGCGGTGCCCCCGATGCGGCGACTGCCTTCTGCACCTCCGGCACGAGGTCCCGGGCGATCAGCAGCGCGTACTGGCGCAACTCGCGGTTGGCGTCACGGAACAGGGAACCCTTGAGCTCGCGCACCAAGGGTTGCAGTCCCTCGACCCGCACCGCCGGCGTCATCATGCCCGGTCAGGCGCCGTCTGCGGCGGCGGGGGTGAAGGTGAACGTTCCCACGCCGACCCACTCCACCGCGGACACGATGGGGGACCCGAACTGGTCCGCGCCCACCTCCGCCGGCAGGGTGGCGACGATCTTCCCAGCCCACGAGGCCGCCGCGCTTGTGTTGGGGGTGTAGTCGAAGAAGACTTCCGACAGGTCATTGTCGATCAGGAACTTGTACAGCCCGGTGGCGGATAGGTCATTCTCCACCTCGAACGCCAGACCATCGGTGCGCTGCCGGGCGGCGGCCTTCACGTCGCCGCACAGCATGGTGCGCTGCTCACCGATGTCCTCGTAGGAGTGGGTCACCTGTCCACCGACGATCTCGCAGGAGAAGTCGGTCGTGGCCGGGTCTGCGGTGCCGAGCTTCAGGGTGCCCGGGCCCAGCATCACACTCGTGGTTGCCATTGGGTGTACTCCTTCAGGGTCTGGTGCGGGTGAAGAATCGGAGGATGGGGGTGGGATGGTCAGCCATGGTGTATTCGTCGGGCTCGGCGGACTCCACCACGATCCCGGCGGCGGCCAGGGCGGCGGCCACCTCGTCGCGGATGCTGTCGGCAGCCTCCGCCGGGGCCAGCGCGGGCAGTGACACGCGCACGTCCCACTGGGTTTCCACCGACTGGCAGGTTCCCGCCCGGGTCTGGTATTCGGTGCGGACCCATGTGGGCCACCCGATCCCGGGGGTCACGGTGGTCGGCTGGGTGGGGACCCCGGTGATGCCGCCCACAGTGCTCAGGGCGGCGGCGATCCGGGCCCGGGTCACGCGAACCCACCACGCAGATATGGGCCTTCCAGCTCTTGCAGGATTGGGTCCCATCGGGGGATGAACGCCTGCCCGTACTCCGTGTCCTGCGCGCCCAGGGGCAGGGTGCGGGCGGCCACCATGCGGCCCACCCGGCGGATCAGGGCATTGTCTAACGCCTCCGTGCGTGGGTCGGCGTCGCACACCGCCTGCTGCTCCTCCAGGCAGGTGTCAAGGAAGGACTGCAGCTCCTCGTCGGTGACGACGGAGGTGGGGACCATGAGCCGCGCCCGGAGCAAGGACACATCAACGACGGTGCCCATGGTGCTCCTCTCGTGTTGGGGTGGTGGGCCCGCCGACCTTGGGGCCGG